CTGAATACCCCGAAGTAAAATGACCAAATCCCTATGATTGTTACTGTGACGGGTACTTAATTGTTATGACCACCACATTAACCATCACAGTAACCATCACAGTAGCATTGAACCTATTTACTGTATCCCCTTCGGGGATAACATATGTAAATAGAATAAGGGTTATCACCCTTAATTGGCTTTACGCCTTTTAGGGCTTGCCAATTAGGGTGACCCTTATGCAACATCGAAAAGACATGAGACACCAAGCACCACAGGACGAGCCTCGGAAGCGGGGCCGCAGATCGAACCCGAACTTCAACCAGAAGCCGACCCATTGGCAGGCGATGTGGGCGAAGCACCCCGAGCGTCTGCGTCAGCACATTGACAGGCTGACGGCGGCGAGGGAGGCGAAGGCGGCGGAGAGGGGGCGGCTCATCCAGGCGGTGTTCGACATGATTCCGACCGACCCGATGCGACCGCACGAACTGCGGGATGCGTTGGCCCTGCTGTGGACGGAAACCTACGGCGAGCCGATGGACAAGAAGGCGGCTTGGAACATGGTGCGGTCTGCCCAGCGGTTGGGGATGATTGGGCAGACGGACGACAACCTGTACTTCGTGCGGCACTCGGTTTGACCTGTTGACTGGCGGCGGAAAGCGGTCATAAGTCCAGTCCAGATTGATCTGCGACTTCCATCCCGACCGTCATCCGCACTCGCTTCGTGCAGACCTGGAGGAACTTCGCCGTGTGGCTGTGCGTCATCTCATTCGTGCGTACAACACGGACAACGCAGAGGTGGCCGACAAGATCGTGGCGGAAGCGGCGACGATGCTCACGGTCGTGTCGAAGGTGGAGCAACTGCTGGACCAATGAACGCCGAGATGACCAAGATATACGCCGCTTGGTGGCGGAGGCTGACGGCGGAGCAGAAGTCTGCGTTGGCCGAGACGGGCTTCGACCCGAAGCGTCCTTCATCCAGCGGCATCGGCTTGGCCTACCGCTATGTGGACTGCGACAAGGAGGACGGCTACGACACGGACACGAAGATGCAACACGGTCCGAGAGGCTACAATGTGGACTCCATCCAGCGGCGAGAGTATCGACCAGAGGACTATTACCTTGAACCAGAACAACACATGACCGACCGCAACTACACCAAGGACGAGGTGCTGGACATCATCGCCAAGATCGTCTCGGTGCTGGGCGACAGCGAGCATCCCGAGAACAGGTTGCAGGCCACCTGCATCTTCCTCGCCATCGGGATGCCTGGCCAACCGAACATGACGGCGTTGGCGAAGGAACACGACTTGACTCGGGCGGCGATCAGCCTGCGGGTCAAGACCATCCAGCGGAAACTCGGGCTTCCGCCTTCGGTGTACATGAAGTCCGACTACGCTTGTGCGAGGCTGAAGAAGAAGAAATGAGCCAAGATACCTACTACAAAATCCCAGTCGGGAACGGTTTTGTCGCCATTGACTTTGGCGATTTGCATGACGATTGTTTTCCGAAATGCAAAAGAACCGTGACCTTTGACGCCATCCAGCGTAAGACGGATAAACTGCCAGAGATTGGTTCAAGCATCCAATACCAAGGCGAACACCACACGGTCGTTAAGGTGACCAGCGATGAAAAGTTCTGGACTTGCCGAAAGAAGTGGACCCGTTCAACGGCCATGTGGGTCAAGAACAAATACCGTAGGATTACGGTTGAAGCAGAATGAGCGAGCGACTGCGACCCATCGACTTGGCTGGACGGCTTGGCATCTCCAAGCAGTTGGTCAACGCCTACATCACCCAAGGGATGCCCATCGACTCCATCGAGTCCGCCGAGTCGTGGGTGATGTCGAGGCGGGCGGTGCGTGGCGGCACGCAGGCCAGCGTCACGGGCGACAAGGACTTCAACGAGACGGTCGAGCGTCAGCGTGAACTCAAGGCTCTTGCCCACCGCAAGTACCTCGATGACCTCGCCAACGACTCGCCAGACGCCAGCAAGTCGTACTCGACCTACGACAAGTTGGTAAAGACGCTCATCACGATGGAGAAGGAACTCCACGCCCGACAGATTGCCTCCCGTGAGTTCATCCGCACACAGACGGCCATCGAGCGTTTTGGCAAGATTCTGACGAACCTACGCAACGAACTCACGCAGTTGGGCACCAAGGTGGCGTCACGGGCAAACCCAGACCATCCTGGGCGTGCGTTGAAGGCCATCGACGAGGAGATGACCCGCATCCTGTCACGGGTGTCCGAGGCGGTGGCCGAGTCCGAGGAAGAGATCAAGATGCCGCAGACGGAAATCGACCCTACCGAAGCGGAGGCTACCACCGATGAGGTGGACGACACCGAGGAATAATGGACGAGACTGCCGACACCTACGAGTCGCATCTGCGTGCGATGCTGGCCCCAGACCCAGACGGGGACATCGTGGACTGGTTGCAGGCCAATGTGAAGAATATGCCTGGCCCGATGCCTGGTGCGTTCCGTGTGGAGTCCACGCCGTACCTCGCTCCCATCCTGCGGGCGATGACCGACCCAGAAATCCACACCATCGTGGTTTTCGGTGCCGTCCAGATGGGCAAGTCCACCTTGCTGGAACTGTGGTCCGCCTTCATCGCCGCACGCACGCCAGGGCCGACCCTGCTCTTGCAGGATGTGGACTTGAACGCCAAGGACTGGCAGGCCAACCGACTGCGTCCCATCTGGGAAGCGACCCCTGCGGCCAAGGCGAAGATCAGCAACACGGAGAAGTCCAACTGGCACACGCACCAGTTCCAGCGTTGCACGATGTGGGTGCTTGGTGCGGACAACAAACGCAACCTCCAACGCCGTTCCATCCGCTTCCTCGGCGGGGACGAAGTGTGGTCGTGGAAGAAAGGTCACCTCGGTGAAGCCCAACGCCGCCGCACCGCCTTCACTTGGAACGGCAAGTCCGTGTTCATCTCGCAGGGCGGCGTGGAAGGGGACGACATCACGAACCTATGGAACACCTCGGACCGCCGTGAGTGGATGTTCCGATGCCTCGCCTGCGACACCCAGCAAGCCTACGAGTGGCCGCAGTTGATCTACCCAGAGGACGCCAAGGGCGGCGGCGGCTGGGACATCGAGGCCGTCAAGAAGGGCATCAAATACAAGTGCAAGTCCTGCGGGCATATGCACGATGACTCCTTCGCCGTACGGCAGGAGATGAACCTCAAGGCGGCGTATGTGCCGATGAACCCGTCCGCACCGAAGGGCATCGTGGGCTTCCATTGGAACTCGCTGTGCGGCCAATGGGGTCTGTCGTGGGGCGACTTGGCCGAGGAAGCCATCAACGCCAAGCGTGCCTACGATGAACACGGGGACGACACGGCACGCATCGAGTTCAAGCAGAAGCGTCTGGCGGAGTCTTGGGTCGAGAACCCAGACGAGGACGGCGGCGAAGTCCTACCCAGCGGATACAAGATGGCCGATGAATGGGCGGACGAGGCGGCGATGGTGGACGGGAAGATGGTACCAGCCCCGATCACGGACGACCACAAGAAGTCCAAGCAGTTCGCTTGGCTACGCTCGCTCAATGTCGATGTGCAACGCAACGGCTACTACGCCGTCGTCCGCCGCTGGGCCACGGACGGCAAGAGCCGAGGCAAGGAGTGGGCGTTTCTCGCCACCGAGGACGAACTGCGGGCTTTCCAACTCAAGCATGAGGTATCCAACTTCTTCGTCTTTCTGGATTCGGGTGACGGCCCGAATACTGATGCCGTTTATCGTACTTGTTCAAAATACGGATGGAACGCCACCAAAGGGGCTGGTCAAAACGAGTTCGCCTGGCGAATCCAGACTCCCTACGGCATCAAGGTGGCCTACCGACCCTACTCTCGGTCCAAGGTGATCCAAGTCGGTGCCCAGTCCTGCAAACTGTTCCTGTACTCCAACCTGGTGTTCAAGGACGCCCTCTCCCGCCTGCGTAGGTCTGGTGCCCACACCTACCCCGAGGACTTCGGGGACGAGTACCGCAAGCAGATGCAGTCCGAACACCGCACCAAGAACAACGCAGGCACCCCCATCTGGCTCCCCATCGGGGACCGAGCCAACCACCTTTGGGACTGCGAAGTGCAGGGCATCCTGTTCGCCATGATGTCCAAGATCATCGGCAAGGGCAAAAACAAGGGTGCGACCGTAGCCGAAGAAAAACCAGCCGTGGAAGCAGAAACCGCTTGACCTTCCCACGGGGGCGGGCACAGTCCAATCAAGTCTGCGGTCCACTCGCAAGCGTGTCGTGCTGTGGTGGCTCTGGTGATGCAAATGGGTGGGCCGCAGACCCCTTTACATCGGGCTAATTCCAAATGGCTCGAGCAACTGGTATTTTCACTATTTTGTCGATTCCCGACATCGAGGACATCGTTGCCCGAGCAGTCGCCTTGCTGAAAGAAGGCAAAACCATGATGGAATACTCGGACTCGGGTACCTCCGTGGTGAAGGGTTGGCCCATCGACATCACCACGGTTCTTGTCGAGGCCCGTTATGCTTTGCAGATTAAAGACCCCCAGAAGTATGGGCCAGTCGATAGGGTGCGTGTCTATAACGGCCTCAACAACTTCCGTTCGATGTAATGCGTAAGAAAACCCCCAAGAAAGATTCGCCCGTCAAGGCGTCTAAAGCCCCGAAGATCACGCCTGGCGTGTCCGTGAACCCTGCGTTGAAGAAGCAGGCGTCCGCTGGACCTGGCATCTTCAGCAATTTCGAGTCCGCCAAGTTCTCCAACAAGCGTAGTTGGATTTGGTCGTCGTGGCCGCAGGATTTCAAGAAAACCATGACGGTGTTCGACCGCATGGAGACCACCCGCAGGATGCGGTACTTGGAACTCAATGCGGGACTTATCCGACAGGCCATCGGGGATATGGCCCTTTACTCGGTCGGTTCGGGCATCAAGGCACAGGCCGAATCTGGCGATGAAATCTGGGACAACCTCGCAGACATCTACTTCCGTGAATGGGCGTCCAAGAACACCGACATCACGGGCCGCTACTCGTTCTTTGAACTCCAGCATATCGTCTGCCGTCTGATGGACCGTGACGGCGAGTGCTTCATCATCAAGACCCGTGGCCCTGGCGGTGCCCCCAAACTGCAAGTCATCGAGTCGCACCGTGTAGGCAACGCCGCCTCGGGTGCCCCGCCGCCTGGCATGGTGGACGGCATCATGTTCGGCCCGTATGGTGCCCCCGTATATTACAATGTCCTGCGTAGCGATGGCTCCAGCCGACAGGTTCCAGCCAACGCCGTCCTGCACCTGTACGAACCAGAACTCGCCTCGGGTGCCCGAGCATACAGCCCCCTCCAGCACAGCATCAATAACATCATTGATATGCTGGAAATCCTCTCGCTTGAGAAGTTGGCCGTCAAGACCTCCAGCGACATCACCCGCACGATCACCCGTGAGAACCCGCAGTTCGATGGCTCGCAGTCCGACTTTGAAGCCTTCGGGATGCGTCCGCAGGACTACGGCAACAATGGTCTGACGGACCCCAATGAGGCGTCCACCTTCATCGGCGGCAAAGTCCTCTCCCTTGCCCCTGGCGAGAAGATGGAGTCCTTTGAGTCGAACCGTCCGAACAGCACCTTCACGGGCTTCATCGACCACCTCATCCGTGACTCGCTCTCGGGCTTCCTGCCCTACGAGTTCACCTACGACCCCACGAAGATCGGCGGTGCCTCCGTCCGCCTCATCATCGCCAAGGCCGACCGCAAGTTCCAGCACCGTCAGTCCATTCTGATGCAACGCTTCCTCACGCCCGTGTGGGGCTATGTCATCGGCAACGCCATCAAGGACGGTTTGCTTCCCGCCAACGACTACTGGCACCGAGTCGGTTGGACCACTCCTCGCCGTGTCACCGTCGATACTGGCCGTGACGCCATCGCCAATCGTGCCGACATCAAGGCTGGCCTCAAGACCTGGACCCAGCATCAACTCGAAATGGGCAACGACCCGAAGGCGGTCGCCCGTGAACTGTTCGCTGAAAAGGCCCACTTCAAGGAACTGGCCGATGAGTTCGACCTCCAAGTTTCCTCCGCCATCATGCCCGAGAATGTCGCTCCGTCCGATGTGGACGCAGCGTACAAGAGCGATGACGAGAAAGAGCAGGACAAGATGGATGACGGCGAAAAGATCGAAGCCGACCCCAACGACCCGAATGTAGGTCCGAACCCACTTAACGAATCCGAAGATGAATAACCTTTCCACGGCCTACTTCACGGGGACTCCGATGCTCATCGAGTCCTACAAAGCCAAGGCACACCTTGAACGGGTCGCCAAGTTCGACCCAACCGCCATCAAAGCAGACTCCTCGCTTGAGGATATGCTGGAGATGGTGTTCGGCCCCCGCCCCCAGATGGCCAAGAACGCTGGCCTTGCCGTCATCCCCATCAAGGGCGTGATCGGTAGCGGCATCAGCGAAATCGACAAGATGACTGGCGGTTGCGATGTCGAGGACATCGAGGAGATGCTTGAGGACGCCGAGCGTGACGACAACATCAAGGTCATTATCTTCGATGTCGATTCGCCTGGCGGCACCGTCACGGGCGTCCCCGAACTCGCCAAGCGTATCCGTAAGTGCAAGAAGCGTACCATCGGCTGGACCTGTAAGCAGGCTTGCTCGGGCGGCTTCTGGCTCCTATCCCAATGCGATGAAGTCTGGGTCAGCGGTTCCTCCATCGTGGCCAACATCGGTTGCTTCATGGGCTTCCTCAACGAAGCCAAGGCTTACGAGATGGAAGGCTACAAGGTCGAGATGTTCAAGTCTGGTTGGGCCAAGGCCGCTGGCTACCCTGGCACCGAAGTCACCCCCGAGCAGAAGGCGTTGTTCAACGCCGATGTGAAGGAAACCCACGATTGGTTCATCGCAGATGTGCTGGCCGTCCGTTCGATGGCCAAGATCGAGGATATGCAGGGCCAATGCTGGTCTGGCCGTCTCGCCGCCTCCAAGATGCTCGTCACGGGCATCAAGGACACCTTCGACGATCTGCTGATGTATATCAGCGAAGAAATGTACGAAGCCTTTGAGGGTGCCGAGCCTTCCGTTGGCAACACCGCCACCTACGCCATGAACGCTTCCGCTGAAGTCACGCCCGAGCAGGGCAAGGACGAGGACGGCACCACGCCTATTTCCAGCGACAAGAAGAAGAAAAAGAAGAAGAATGATGACGGCACCGATTCCGATGAGGATGAGGACGAGACGGAAGAAAAGGAACTTCCCGATGACCCTGGCTGTAATCCGATTATCACGGACGAAAAGACCAAAGCCTAACTTGACACATCGCTAATTCCAAAATGAGCAAATTGTCTCTCGAAGAACGGTTCAACGCCCTGCAAGCGGCCTTCACGGGCAAGTCCACCGAAGTGGAGTCCAAGGTCGCTGAAGTCTCGGCTCTTACCGCCAAGGTCGCTGAACTGGATGGCATCCTCGCCTCCAAGGAAGCCACCCTCATCGAACTGACCTCCAAGGTCACCGAAGCGTCCCAGAAGTTCGCTGAATCCGAAGGCATCATCAAGACCCTTCAAGACGAACTCGCCCAAGCCAAGGCCGCACATGAGTCGGCTGGCAAGAAGGCCGCTAACATCGTGGCCTCGGTCGGCGTCAACCCTGTCGAAGTTTCGCCCGCTGATGTGGCCGTCTCCGCCAAGAACGACCAGGAACTGGCCGATGAATGGGTCGCCCTTAAGCAGAAGGACGCCAAGGCCGCTTCCGCCTTCTACACGAAGAATCGCCCTGCGATCCTGCGTGCGTCTGGCCTCAAGTAATTTCCCAACCTTAACCCCGTAAAATACTACTATGTCTAACTCCATTGGTGGCTTAACCCTCCAACTCGTTGCCGAGGAATCCCTCCGCACGCTCGTCCCCGAACTCGTCCCGCTGACCAAGATCGCCGTGACGGACTTCGGTTCCTATGTCGCCGAGCGTGGTTCCACGGTCCACACCCGCTACGCTGGTTCCTTCACCTCCACGAAGTACAACCCCGCCAACGGCTATGTCCCGTCCGCCGCTAACTCGACCGATGTGGCCATCACCCTTGAAGAACCCGACTATGTCGATGTTGCCTTCACGGACTTTGAAGCCTCCACGCTCTCGCTGGAACGCCTCCGCCGCCTCTTCATGGCTCCGATGGCCAACGCCATCCAGTTGTCCCTCTTCAACGCCGTTCTCGGCAAGGTGACCGCCGCCAACTTCGCTAACAAGGCGTATGATGGTGCCCTCTCTGGTTTCAACCGTGTCGCCGTCGCCAACGCCGCCACCTCGCTGACCAAGGCCAACCTCCCCCACAACGACCGTCACCTTCTCCTGTCGCCCGATGCCCTCGGTCAACTCGTCCAGGATCCGACCGTTGCCTCGACCTACTCCTACGGCGTCTCGGATGTCATCCAGAACAACGCCATCGACAAGAAGTTGCATGGCTTCGGCGTCACCGAGTTCAACGGCTTCGCCGCCCTCGGCACCCCGACCACGGAAGGTCTGAACGGCATCGCCTCCTGCAAGGAAGGTCTTGTCATCGTGACCCGTGTCCCTGCCAGCCCGACCACGGGCGGTGGCGAGCAGATGAATGTGACCGACCCCGAGTCGGGCTTCACCTTCGCTCTCCGCTACTTCTACAACTGGCAGATGGGCACGCACAATATGCAGGCCGTCTGGCTCCAGGGTACGGCTGTTGGTAACCCCAACGCCCTCCAGCGTATCCGCTTCGCTTAATAGCGGAGAGGATTTAGGTGGCCGTCTGACAGCCACCACCAGCGAAAATGCCGAGAGGCCCATCCCTACGGGGGTGGGCTTCTCCTTTTGTTGACAATCCGCTAATTACAGATGGCTGATTTACCTTCAGAATGGGCCGCAGACGCCCTTGAAATCCTTGGGGAGATTCCCAAGGCTATCACCGTCAAAAGCGTCCCAGGAGGCACGCCTGTGGCCTTTAACGCCCTAATGAGCCAGCCCGCCGTGATGCAGGACTTGGAAACGGGTGGTTTCACCTCCTCGACCTCCTACGATGTCAAAATCCTGCGGTCCCAAGCCGCCGCCCATCCTGGCCTCGTAGCCTTCGGCAACATCATCGCCTTCAACGGAGAGCAGTATCGCATCATGACGGTCACCGACCGACCCCCCTCGGCTTGGGTGATCTGCAAGGTGCAGACGCTGGTTCAGTAATGGCCATTCAAATCCGTACGGCTCGGAATCTTCGTCTTAACGCCGACCTATACAAGACCCATGTGGCCTTGTATTGCCAAGTGATGCGTAAGACGATGGCGGATGTCGTCAAGAACGAGGCCCGCCTGCTGGCCCGTGACGCTTGCGACTTCACCCCTCCTTTTTCTGGGTCAGCACCAGCCGTTACAAGCGGAGGCGAAGGTGGCTTCGGTAGCAAGGCCCGTGATAAGGGTCGTGCCGCCGTCAGCCGTGATGTCCGCAAGATTTTCGCTCCATTGGTACAAGCACCAGCATCACTTGTTGCCAGTCGTGGTGACCTTGGCATCTTCACCCAATGGATCATCAAAAAGGACAAGTTGCCTCCGCCTCATGAGCCGTCTTGGATTTTCGATATTTTCCATAGTAGCGGAAACATGACGACCCAGATTATGTTTGAACGGTTTAAGCAACGCCATGCTGGTCAAAACAATATGTCTGGGTTCGCTGTTGTAACCGATAATGACACCGAACAATCCATAGAGTCAATTCATCGCCGTATCAGAGGAAATCCTCATTATCGAATTAACAAGAACAGGAAGCCGACGAACTTCATCGCTGATTTTGATTTGGTGGAAGCATACATCAAGAAGGTTCAAGCCCGTGTTGGTAAATTGAAGGCTGGCTGGTATCACGCTGGCCTTAAACTTGGTTTCATGCCGACCTCCCAATGGATTGCTGGACAAGGTTCTTCCAACGCAATCCTCCAGACCAAATTGATTGGTGCCACTCCAACCGTTAAGATCGGCAACGCCATCGCCAAGGACCATTCGCAAGGGTGGCACCTGTTCCAGAAAGCCTGGAATCACCGAGGGTTCGCCATGCGTGAGAAGATGCTACACGCCCTAAAAGGCAAAAACAACCACGGCACGCTTTTGCAAATCTGCCAAAAACTTCCCAAAGGATTTAACCTTACAAACACCTCTCCATGAGCATCCCGTTCTATTCCGCCCGCACAATCGTTGAGGAAAAGGTATCCGCCTACCTTGCCGCCAACCTCACAGGCGTGGCCGTCCACAAGGGCATCACCCCAGAAACCAAGGTTATCCCATTGGTCACGACCTACGCCAAGGCTTCCAAGTCCGCTGACGCCCTTGGTAGCCATCCTTATGGTAATTATACCGTGACGCTGGAAATCGGGGTCTATTCGTCCGCCGATGATGACACGCTCGATCAGCACCGAACCCGTGTCCAGACTGTCCAAAATCTGATGGCCGATACAGATGCCCTAAAAGCCCTCTGGACCCTCAATACGGACGGCATCCTGTATGACCTTTGGGTGACCCAGGACGAGGAGGGTATGCACCAGCGTAAATACGGTAATCTGCTTGAATACACGGTGTTTGTGATGCTCCCCCCCGCCCCTTGACATCTCGCTAATTCCAAAGAACTATTATGGCAGACTCTATCGAATACGGTGTGGCCCTTTTTTATGGGCTTCGTGATACCCGAACCTACATGGTTGTCCAGTCTGACGACATCGCCCAGTCCTTCGCTCTCGATGTCGAAGTGGCTGATGAAGATGGTCGCACTATCACCGACCACCTCGATGACCGCCGCAAGGAAATCACCATTGACGGTGTTCTCAAGATCAGCGACGACATTCCCGTTAACGGTACGCAGTTTGATTATGATGGTGTCCAGTATATCTTGAAGTCGATTGACGACAAGGGTTCCAACAAGGACTACCGCAAGGTCACCGTCAAAGGTATCAAGTACCAGGAAATCGCCTAAAGCGGCGGCATCCACGAATGGATGCTCGTTACCTCAAGGCCACGACCGTACTTCCCTCGGATGTAAAAGTCTGCGGGAAGCGGTTGCTTCCTTTCTGCCTGCGGCATCGTGTCTTGCTGGAGGCCATCGACAGCCCGTTCTTGGATTTCGCCAAGCGTGGTTTCACCGCCACAGATGTCATCAAGGCCGTCCGTATCCTATCCACCTACGAAAAGGAATCCATCAATGCCCCTATTACCTTCATGGAGAAGTGGCATATGATCCTGCTTAATTCAAACCGCAAGAAGTTGGCTCGTTCCGTTGGACGCATCATCGGCGTCATCACGGAATCCTGTTCTTATCCGAAGATGTGGTCCAAGGACAAAACCATGAACAAGGAGAACATCCCTTGGGTTCTTGCGTGCGTGGCCAACAATGTCCGTAACGGTTGCACGCTTGAAGAAGCCTGGACGATGCCAGAAGGCGAGGCCGTGTGGATGTCCATTTCACACGCCATCTACAACGGTTCAAAGATTGATGTCCTCTCGACCGATGACGAGAAGATGCTCAATAAGTTCGACAGTATCATCGACCGCTTCAAGGAAGCAAAACCCAAGAACTAATGGCCTCTGAAATCGTAGTCACGGTCGGTGCAGACACCACCCAATTGGAGAAAGGCTTGCAGGATGTCTCCAAAGAAGGCGGCAAGGCTTCCACGCAAGCAACTTCATTCGCCTCAATCCTTGGTCGTGCCTATGGCGTAGGCCAGATGCTTTTGTCCGTCATCACGCCCGTATTCGACTTCATGATGAAGTATGCGGAGAAGGCCCGTGAACTCCGCAATATGTCCGTGGCTACTGGTATGCCCATCGAGCAACTCCAGAAGTGGAATGTTGTAGCCCAGAACTCTGGCATCAGCCTATCCACGCTTGCCCACTCGATGGCCGAGTTCAACAAGAAGATGGGCGAGGCCAAGATCAAGGGTTCCGAGGCCAACGCCGCTTTGACCAAGTTGGGTTTTGGCATGAAGGATTTGGGCAAGGATACATTAAGGTATCAAGATGCACTTTACGCATTGGCGGACGCATACAAGGCTGGTACCGATGACGCCACCTTGATGCACTATGGCGTACAGTTGTTTGGCTCGTCTTTCGAGCAGATGCTCCCGCTTGTAAAGCAAGGTTCTGGAGAATTAAAGAAACAGTTGGATAATGTAGCCACAGCGGAAGATGGAAACGCTAGGGCGGCGGCTCGTTTTGCCGATGTAATGACAAGGACTGGTGCCATCCTTGAGTCTATTTTTATCGACATCGTAGGTATCTTGCAGAACTTCGGTGAAAGCACCCTCGATTTCTTCGATAACCTTGGCAATAAACTTTACTACAATTTCAAGGGGATTTTTGGTGGTCGTGAACAAATGCTAAAAGATGCCGCAGAAGCGTCATACAAACAGCGATCCGCTGGGCACACCAAGGAAGAGAACAAGAAATACTTTGAAGAATTGGCTGATGCCTATTCGATGAATGATGAGGAGAAGAAGGTGTTTTTGGATAAGATCAAGGAACTTGAAGGCGGAAAGGGAGTGAAACTCTCGCCTCTTGGCCTGTCTGAAGCCCAAGGTGCATCCTCACTCCAACAGATGGCTGGCGGTGACATTGTCTCGGCAATCGCTTTCACGCCCTTGGAACGCATCGCAGACGCCACGGAGCAAACCGCAAAGAATACGGACCCAGATAATTCTTACAGGGAAAAGGAAACTCCTGCACCAAGCACCACAACCCAACTCGGATACTAATTTATGGCCATCGACACTTCCATCAAATACGGGGACAACCTCGAAACTCCAGTAGTCCAGCCAGGTTGGAGCGTGGACTCCGACGGATTCGGTATGCTTCAGTCAACCGTGAAGTTCAAGTGGGCCAAGGCTTATGTCGCCAATTTCCCAGAATGGTTCCACCGTGGCCGTTCCCATCCGTCCAGCGACTACTCGCAACTCAAGTTGTTCAAGGCTACGATGACCGAGGAAAAGGGACAGGTCATCAGTATCGTGGCCGAATACTGCGGACTGGCGACCAATGGCGGTGGCGAGGGAAGCACCAATTACGATGCCCGTGGGTACAGCGACCCGCAGATCATGATGACTGGTGCCGCCGCTTCGGAATCCATCCAAGCCCACCCGAACTTCATTACGGTCAATTGCTTGAACTTTGGCGATGTGAACCCGCTTGCTGGGTATCCTCCTACCCTTGGTGGCTTTGACGATAATCTTACCACCAACCCAAACCGAGCCGCCTGGACCCCAAAGGTCGCTGGAGGTGGCATCATCAACAACTGTCAGTTCATCGGTTTCCTGCCGAATCAAAACACCAGCGATTCCACCCCGAACATCAAGGCTGGCATCAAGTCATACTACAAGCCGCAGACGACCCTGCGGGTTCTGGTCTATTTCAATGACGAAACCAACGCCTTGGATCGTGCTTCCATCGTTGGTTTCGTTACCAACGGAGATGCCTATTACCTTCCAGACGCATACAAGAAGTTGGCCGACCCAGACAGCCCCTATGCTGGTACCTTTGAATACACTCCTGCTTGGACCGACAAAATCCATAAGTCCTTCCTTGTAACCAACGCTTCCGTCGAGCGTTTCGGCACCCTTTGGAAAGTTACGGCTGACCTAATGCTTTCTGGTTTGGGTGGCTGGGACATCGATGTTTATCCCGTAAGTTCCCTCGGATAATGCCACGCTCAATCGGAGGATTCAACTCGTCCACCTATGGTTCCTTCGGTGAAGGTGACCAAATCTCGGCCAGGGCGTTGAACAGGATGGGGGTCGGCATCGACCGAGCCACCACGATGTATTCGCAAGGAATCCAGTTCCAAGCGTCTAACGGCGGCGTGGCGTATAACAATCCGCAAGAAGTTGTTTTAACTGATGCGATGGTTTTTACTCCAGAGCAGTTTGAGACACGGATTTTACCATCTACCGAAGAAGGCGTATGGCAAGTACAGGTAGCCCGAGGCCGAGTCATTGTTGGCGGAGGAAGGCAGGCCGTTGGTGAATATGATGTGCAAGGTTTCGCCATCTATCCCACAGGGGCAAAGGTGAACGGAAGCGACAGCGAATCACCTTATGTCAACCAAGGCGGCTATGTGAAGATTTCCAACGCCGAATATGATGGCTCAAACAGTTGGGGCGTCTATATCGTCAGCAATCCTTCCGAGGGCAACTACCCGATGCTGGCCGTCATCGCAGAAGGTTCCGATGCGGATACGAAATCTCGGCCTTGGACCACAAGGGTCGCTTGGATTGATGTATGTCCATACACCGTTTCGATAATCACGACTCCAACACCTCCATATGAGGTTTATCTGAAATCATACGATACAGTCAGCAGTCAGCACCAAGCAAACTACAACTGCCAACGCATCAAGATCGCCACGCTTTATTGGAACATCGGAACCTCCAGTTGGATCATCCGTCAATGGCTTATTGGCTCTTTGACGAACCCGAGCATCGAATGGTGGAACGGCAACCGAGAATACAACAGCGATGATGGCATCCCATCTTGGGCTACTACCACGGACTACCAGACCGAGCAGGACGCTTGGAATGGCCCTTGGACTGGGTACTACAAATGGGATGGTAGCGGAGCCAGCCCTTCGGTGAACATTCTGCCCTAATTGGGTAGGTTGACATTGGGCTAATTCCAAAGCCCTATGGCTACGCCTACCTTCAGTTTTACCAAGGGTTCCACCCTCACGATTACGGGGGTTTATACCCAGTCGTCCCCGTCCGCACCCGCCAATCTGGACGGCATCGACCTGTATTGCACCATTCGGGACTCCCGTGGCTATGAACACCCTCTGGAGGTAACCAAGACAAGTTCTACCGAGTTTTCGATGTTCTATGCCAATACCGAAGAATGGCATTGGGGTATTGGCTTTATGGACATGGTTTTCGTGTCCAACGGGGTGGCCATCTATTCCGAGACGGTGAATGTGGTCATCCTTAACAATGTGACCAAGAACATCTATACCTAATGGCCATCACGCTCACGATCTGCGAGGCGGCGAACATCGCCGTCAACCCTGTCGTCCCAGCCACGGTTGTCATTAACCCGTCCTTGCCTGGCATCACGGCTTCCGTGACGGTCGGTTCGACCACGACTGGGGCACCTGGAACGGACGCCTTGGTGGTCAACAGCGGCACCCCTTACGCCGCCATTCTTGACTTCACCATTCCCCGTGGCGAGCAAGGTGTCGTGGGCGAGACTGGCCCTCAAGGTATCCAAGGCCCAAAGGGTGACAAGGGTGATACGGGGGCTACTGGTCCCCAAGGCAACAACGGAGCAACTGGTCCGCAAGGTCCGCAGGGGGCTACTGGCCCTACTGGGGCTACTGGTGCGACTGGTCCTCAAGGTCCGACTGGTCCGATTGGTCCTCAAGGCGACCAAGGCATCAACGGCGACAAGTACGCCACGACTTCGACCACGGCTATGTCCGTGTCCAACGGTGCCAAGACTCTGACCGTGGCGGCTGGCTTGGCCTACACCACCCAGCAGTCCATCATCATCGCCCACGACTCCGCCAATCATATGCATGGCGTGGTCACCTCCTACAACTCGTCCACGGGTGCGATGGTGGCCGACATCCAGAACCATACTGGGGCTGGCACCTATTCGGTCTGGACCGTCAATCTTGAAGGCACCGCTGGCATCCAGGGTCCACAAGGCCCAGCAGGACCGACTGGTGCAACTGGAGCGACTGGCCCAGCAGGACCGACTGGCCCGACTGGTCCGCAGGGCATCCAAGGTATCCAAGGGGACAGCGGCGTTGCTTACGCTACCGCCCCCCTAAACTACGATCCCGCCACCCAGACGGTCAGCATCCAGACTACGCCTTCCTTTACCTCGGTGACTGGCACCGATGGCACCTACGGAACCATCATCAACGCCGCTGGCGTGACCTTCCCAGACGCATCCTTGCAGACTACCGCTGGCATTAGTGAAGCCCCATTGGATGGCTATCCGTATGTTCGCCTCAACGGTGCTTGGGAGAAACTTATCATTACCTAAATGGCAATCGACCTATACAGCAAAGCATCCGTGGACAGCCTGCTGTCCGCTAAACTCTCCGATGCCCCCATTGACGGCTCCACCTATGGCCGCAAGGACGGTGCTTGGGAGATCATCAGCGGCGGGGGAGGCTTGACGATTAGCACTCTATCTAACGGTGCTACCTCTACGCTGAACCCTACTGCTCCTACGGCTGGACAGGCTTTGACCTTTGACGGTACCGACTTGGTCTGGGCGACCGTGGGCGGTGGCTCCTATCTCCCGCTGGCTGGTGGGGCGATGTCCTCTACGGCTATCGTCACTTATTCTGATGCAACCTATGACTCCGAGATCGGCGGCTGGGGCTTCGGCGTGCAACTGACCAGCGACACGACCCAGAACGCCTCCATCCAATACAACGCTGTCAGCGTCCAGAACGGAAGCGGAACGATGACTATTGGCCCGACTGGTTTGACTTTCCCCGACAGCACTACCCAGACCACGGCGGCGAGTTATGACGCAAAGAAAGCCATCGCTAACCTTTGTGCCTCTTGCTTGACGACCAACGGGACTACCATCGGTTTCACGAATTACATCGCAATCGCAGTCATTCAAGGTTCCAAGTTCCAATCTGGAAGCAATTACCTCATTGGGATTGGCACTCCTGGTGGAACGCCAAGCACATTGACGCTTACTTCATCCTCTGTGACTTATGCTGATGCAGGGATGTCTTGGGGTTCGTACTATGGCCAATGCGTCTGCTATTCCGATGACGGCGGTTCCACTTGGACTTATTCAGACCTTTCCTTCTAATATGGCCTACGCATACACCTTCATTGTTGGCGTCCTCATCGGCATCCTTGGTGGCATCCTCGTCTATCGCAACAACGCCGCCAAGATCAAGGCCACCGAGGACAAAGGCAAGAACCTGTTGGACGCCCTCAAGGGTCGCTAATTAACGCCAAATGCGTTTGGCTTTAATAGCGGGTTGCCTTATTATAGTGGCTTGCTCCCCTACGGCATCCACCGAAGGGACTGGCACCGCTACGCCGCCTGTCGATAACTTCACCAAGGTAGGTGACCAGATCGACAAGGCTGATGCCCGTGTGTCCGCTGGCGTCCAAGTCGCCCGCAACGCCAACGCACAAGGCAAGCCAGAGGTGGTCGAGAAGGAACTGGCTGTCGTGGCCTCCTACCTCCCCGCCCCAGACCCTCACAACCTTGCCTACATCGGTAATCGTGTGTCCCGCAACGACCCCGAGGAATATAAGCGGGCTATGGAGGCTGGGGCCAAACTCCTTGCCGCCATTGACGCTAATTGGGCCAAGGCCGAGGCGGATGCCGCCAAGAACAAGCAAGCCCTTGACTCCGCCAACAAGAAAGTGGCCGATTTGACCGCCGAGGTGGAGCGTGTAAAGACGGAGGGCATCCGCAACGCCTTCACCGTGGCCGCTGGAGCCTGTTTCCTTGCCGCCCTAGGGTTGGCCATCATTGGCCAGTACCTACGGGCTTGTGGGGCATTTGTGGTGGGTTCCGCAATCGGTGCCCTCCCCTACCTGTTCGCCTCCCCTTACTTCGTCCCAGGGGTCATCATTACCATTTTCAGCACAATCGTAATTTGGTCTATCTTCTGGTATCTGAAACGCCCCAAGCCCGATGCCTCTAAAGAAGAAAATCAGAATCCGTGAGGCCAAGATGCGGAAGCAGTTGCTGGGCGAGGCCATCAAGGAAGGCGACCGCTACACCATCCGCATCAACAAGGACCACCGCACCGAGAAGTCTCGGCTGAATACGGTGGTCCACGAAGCCCTCCATGTCGGGGACTTCGACCTAACGGAAGCCCATGTCCGCAAGTTGACGGCGGTGGTCACGGAAGTCCTCTGGCGGGAGAACTATCGAAGGGTTCTCGGATGAGTCCCCCCTCCCCAGTCGATCCAGAAAGCATCCCGAAGGAAGTAAAGGACGGGGCTGTGGCCTCCATCCTCGGCTCCTTGGCCATGACCGCCCGACTGCTCCTGCACACGGGTCCAGAACCCATCACCTTCTTCTGGGTCGTCCGCCGTGTGTCCGTAGCCGCCATCGTAGCCGCTTTTGTCGGCTGGGGCATCCAAGACCACATTAGTTCAGCATCCCTCCGTATGGCCGTCATCGGTGCGTGCGGGTACGCCGCCCCAGAGGTGGCGGATTATGTCCTCAAGTACATCAAGGCCCGTGGCGAAGCCGAGGTAGCCAAGGTGACCAAGCGTATCCCGTCCAATGGCAAAAAGCGTCCCGCAAAACGAAAGTGAGAAGGGCTTGTTCTTGGCGGTCGTGATGCTGACCGTCATCGCTGGCATCACCGCCTTCGCCGCCGCCTGGATTTGCGACTATGTCCTGTCCGCTTTCGGCAACAGCCAAGCGATGGCGTTGATCATCGTGGACGGCGGCAAGCAACTGAAGTCGGACGATGCCACCCTTGAGAAGCAACTGACATCCGCCACCATCGCCCTCCAGACGGTGCGTGACCTCGGGTGGGCTTTGGCGGTCGGATGCGTTGGCATCGGCATAGCCGTTGGCTTGCGGATGAGGAAGCGTTAAGCCTTCGTCCCCTCGTAGAACAGGGCGGCACCGATCTTCTTCGGCTTGAGGATGCCGTTGGTCACCATCGCCTTCACCAAGGCTTCCGCTTGGTCCTGCTGAAGCGTATAGTCCCTCGTCAGTTCGTCCAGCAACGCCTTGCGGCTGATGGTCGGCTTCGTGGCGAAGTGCTGGTACTGCTGGCCCACCTTCAGCAACTCGAAACCCTCCACCATCGGAGCGACCTCCCACAGCACCTTGTGGTCGGCGTGCTTCAGTTTGATGGACAGCGTAGGCTTGCCGTCCACAGTCCTCATCCCAGCCAACTTGCCACGCTTCGTGAGGTTGAACGAGAAGATGGGCTTGTCCTTGGACTCACGGCGGACGCTAATGATGGCCCTCGCCCAGTTGACGAGTTCCGAACTCCCGAGGCCGCTATAGGCCATGTCGGAAATCGTCTGCTCGTCCGTGGTTTCCTTGGGCTTGGGCTTACCTTCGTGGTGGATGAACACCATGATGCACCCCGTCTCCTGCAACACGGGCTGGACCAAGTTGCGGAGGAAGTGCGAGCAGACATCCTGCTTGGACAAGTCGCCCCCCACATAGGACAGCAACGGGTCGGCCACCAGGACATCCAACTTCAGCCGCACGATGATCTTACGGCACAAATCTACGAAGTCCTTGCCCGTCTTGCTGGCTTCGGTGAAGAAGCGGAGGTTTTCACGGCATAAATCCCGTTCGTCTCGGGTAAGGCACATTCCAGACGAGACTCCTTGAAAAGCCTCCGCAAGATCGCCCATATCGCACTCCGCTTGGATGACGCCAATGCGGAGGGGTCGAATGACAGGAATCCCGAACAGTTCCCGTCCCACCGCCCATGAAGTCGCCATCTGCATGACAAACGATGATTTCCCAATACCAGACTGGCCTGTAACAAGAAGGCTTCCACCTCTGCAAAGGTACCGACCATGACCAATGATGTGATTTGGGTCGTGCTTCGTGTCGTAGGTTTCGAGCGTGTCGGTGCGGATTTCGTCTGGGAAGTCCTGCCCTTCCCGCCAAGCGGTGAAGGCGTCCCAGTCCTCGGCCCCGACATTGAAGGCGAGGATGCGTTGTTCTTTGTCGCCTCGCTTGACTCCGCCAAGGCGGGACCAACGGGACGGGTTCTTGTTCTGCGGGTCGGGTTCATGGTCGGAAAGGTACTCATAGACGATGGTGCGGCGTTCTTCCCATTGGGCTTTGTCGGCGGCGTCCACCTTGACCCAGGCGTGAATGGATTTGCCGCCCGAGTCCACCAAAAGGCTGATGGGAAGGTTCGACTGCTGGAAGATCGCAAACTGCTCCTCCTTGGACTTCTTGTCGAACTCGACCAGCACATGGCGGTAGGAGGCCACGGCGTTGTCCGTCCCCGTGTAGTCGTCCTTGGTGAAGGGGTTGATGCGAATCCAAGCACCCTGCTCGGACTCGGCAAAGTGCTTGCCCTGCTTGGCGTCTGGGCCGAAGAACTTGGCCAGCCATTCGGCTCGGGTGATGAAGATGCCCTTGGAGGCTGGGAACCACTTGCCCTCCTCGGTCTGCCCAGCCTCGTTGGTGATGCAGATGACATCGTCATCCTTGAAGCAGTTGAGCAGGACATCCGCCGTGTTGTAGGGCGTCTGGGCGTCCACCATCTTGGCGATCACCGTTGGGTCGAACACGAAGCGACCATTGGCCCCCACCTTGCGTTCCTTGCCAGCCGTGAGCCAACCCTTGGGCTTCTCGTGCGGCTTGACGAAGGCATCGTTCAACTTGTGGCGGAGTTCCTTCTCGCTCCAGGGCGGGGAACAATGGGTCTGGTTCCACTCGTTGAGCAGGAACCAAGCGTCATCGTAGCCAAGGTCGAAGCCGTTGGCCAAGATGCTGGCGGCACGATAGGTCGCTGGATGCCCGCCTTGGCCTGCCGTGGCGGGAGGGAGTTTGGCAAGGTACGCCCTTGCCCCTGCGATGCGATCTTGAAGGGTCATTTGGCTTGGGCGTAGGACACCTTGAATCCGTGAGGGGCTAAACTGACGATATTGTAATCAACCCACTCCTGGGCCGTCTCGTAATCGAAACTATGCACTCGGATGGTGACGAGGACGAGCAGATCGTAGTTGTAGGTAAGGCAACCATCCTTGCTTCGCTTGACGATGGCCTTGTCGTACTGCTTGCTTGGTTCAAGCCTAATGTATTCTTTGTTCATTAGATAGTCCCCCATTGGTTGGCCATAGCGTCTGCGATGCCTTGGTAGGTCTTGCTTCTTTCCTTCCATCGGTCATCAGAAGGTCCAAGCCTATTTTGACCACTATCTGTCTGATTTGCCCACCTTCGTTTTCCATTTACAATTCGACCATCAATCATCTTGGTCGGCATAAGACATGGTAAGTTTTTAAGCCACAGACAAGTTGCTTTGCTGGCATCATCTCCAAAGTGATATGGCTGAATAATCTGATTGGGCTTTAGAAGTCGTTTAGACAAGCAACCAATCGGGTTTTCAATCGCAATTCTATGAATATTAGAATCGTAAAGTTTTCTTACAAAATCTATGGCCAATTCTGTTTTCTCCTGTCTCCCTGGAACCCTGCCATTCCAATGTAGTCCAGAACTGCATAGATAGGTGCAAGGAGGGTGTGCAATCATCATGTCGAAACCGTCGTTGATGATGTCGAACACATCCCCTTGGTAATGCGGCCCAGGGACATCCGTGGGCAACAGATCGCAAGAAATTGCGGTGTGTCCGAGTTTGATGAAGGCATCCCTAACGGTGCCAGAGTATTCGCAGGCTATTAGTATTTTCATTGGTGGTTGGCGTGCTGACTTTGCCACGCCCCTACCCCATGTCAACCGTAATAGTTCAACTTGGTCAACCGACCACCGACAACCTGGCGAAGCCGAACCACCTTCACCAATTTCTTCTTCACGGCTTCCTTCATGATCTTCTCCGTGTTCGTGCGTCCCATCTTCCAGAGTTTGGCGTACTGCTTGATGGTCATGAAGCCAGGCGGAACCTCATCGACCGCCCCCTTGCGTTGGCGATAGACTTCCTCAAGCAGACGCTGGGCCTTCAATTCGGGAGTTTCCATTGGTCGGTGCCATCGTGGATGTGAAGCGTGGGGTACAAGGCGTTGTCCGTGTATTCCCCATAGACGAAGCCCTGCGACCAGCCCAGCGTGCTACGGCGGGTATTGGCGTACTCCATCGCCCCTTTGCGGGTCAGCGTGCCCACGGAGATGCCTTGGGCGGGGTTGTAGGTGCGGCCCATCTGGATGCTGGCCTTGTGCGTATGGGCGAAGATGACATTTCCGTACATCTCCGCCATGTCACGGGCCGAGTTCTCGTTGTAGATCGTGCCGTGGGTGAACTTGTAGTTGGCCAACTGATAGACTTGCCACACCCCAGAATACGGGATGAGTTGGGCGTGCAACTTCAAGCAGGCCACCTCAATGGCCTCGATGCTCGTCTGTGCCGCCATCGCCCGCAGTTGGTTGTGGCTGTTGCGGTCACGCCAGAGTCTGGCTTCATGGTTGCCAGCCAACACCACGGTGCAACGCAGGCGGTTCAAGAACTCGATGCCCCCTATTAGGTCTGGCTTGATGGGGTCGCCCTCCCCACCAGACCCGCCCATGAACGGGGACATATCAGTAAAATCCCCCAGGTGGATCATCTCATGGGGGTTGAAGGACTCACGGAACTTGGCGACCGCCTCGACCGCCAGCGGGTCGGCGTAGATGCCGTGGGAACACCCAACGGCCATGAACCTTCGATAACCTTGGGTGATGTTAGCCACGGAGTTTAGACACGACCTTGTGCTGGTAGTTCGGGATGTTGGAACCCTTGCGTGGTGCCACCTCATCAACGGCCAACAAGATGTCGATGGCCTCCTTGGGCGAGAAGGTGGCGTGGCGGTTCAGCCCTACGGCCTGGCCGAGAATACGCCGAAGGAGCGTCAGCCCCTTGGTGTACCGCTTGCCCTTAACCCTTTCGGGCTTTTGGTACCACGGCGGGGGGGAGATTGCTGGGATAGAATCGGGTGAACTTTTTTCCATGAAGTTGCCAGTAATGAATGGGTTTGTTTTTGATGTGGGGATAGACTTCGGACATCCATTTCCAGAGTCGGTAGTCCCAGCAGAACCAGTTGCCGCCTTCCATATGGTCGGCCACGAACTCGGGGTTCTCGACCTTGCCGTTCTCATAGACGGCGAACAGGGCGTGCTTGGGTACCTTGTCTCGGTAGGCTTGAAGTGCGAGAGGGGGTTGGTTCATTTCTTCTCGTAGTATCCGATCTGGGCGAAGAACTCGTCACGCATACGGCGTGCCTCCTGGACATCAAGCGAAAGCCTGCGGTGTTTACGGACGCCCTTCTCTTTCCACATAAGGTACCAATAGGACGAGGTTTTCATCAGATTGCGATTCGGGTTGGCTTGAATCCTGTTGTAGTAGCCAGCGTCCTCGATGGGGGGTTCCCCAAAGCCGACATTCATCAAGGACACCAAGCGTTTGACGGGAAGGCCAAGGGACTTGGCACGATCCTCGATGGTTTGGGAATAGTCGGCGGTGGCCAGGTTGCCGTGGATAGGGTATTGGGTGGACATGGTTAAGGTTGTTTAGGGCAATCGTGGCATTTGTTCTGCTGAACTAACTTGAGCATATCAAGTTCTTTCCGCAGTTCGATGTTCTCGATGGTCAGACGCTCGATGCGGTAGCGGTCCTGTACGGAATTGTATCGGTACTTGGCGATGATCTCGGCAAGTTCGTCTGGGGTCATATCGGTCATTTTAGTTTTAGTCCAAGGTTAAGGTCACGGTTGATGGAATAGACAGTCCTGTATCGGAACCCGTGGGTCTTGACGATTTCACGGACCGTCATCCCCTTCTCTGCGGACTCAAGGACTGCGTACTTGATGTCCCCGTATGGTCGCTTGAGGACAACATAATCGAACTTCAGCCCGAGCCTGTATGCACAGTTGTGGACGGCTGGGCGGGAGAGTCCGTGTTTCTCTGCGATCTGCTTCTTGGTCAGACCCGCCTTATGGCCAGCGATGACGGCATCACGGGTCTTGCCGTAGCCGAGGGTATTGTGTCCTGTCTGTCTCACGACTTACCTCCCTTATCGTTCACCCAGAAAAAGGTGCTGTAAGACGAAGGCAGGCGAGTGCCAGATTTAGTCCAGAATGATACCTTCACTTCGACGCCATCGACGCCATTTGGGGTCTTGGTCATCTTGTTCAGTTCAGCCGTCAGCCTTTCGACTTCGGCTTTAAGGCGTTCAACCTCTACGACAGCAAGGAGCATCTCTGATTTGTAGAGTTTGGCTATTGATGCCAAAACGATGTCATCGTCTGCCATGTTCATTACATCGTATTTGGGATGCATCCAAGGCTTTTCCTCGCTCACGACTGCACCCCCTTGGCGGCGTTCGACCAATCATCGTCTAATTTGTTGAGGTGTGCAGACGATAGGCGGTTTTCAACAATGTATCCGATTAGGAAACAATGCATCGCATCCCCCGCTTTGGTCAGACGCTCGACCTGTGCTTCGGCGTATTCCAATGCTCGTTGAACCCTATCTTTCTCGCATCGAAGCCCAGCCCAATCCTCACGCATAATCTGGCGTTCTTCTTCAAGGGTGAACTTCCATCGTTCGACCTCGGCCTTGAGGCGGGCGACTTGCTCAAGTTCATCATTGAGTTGTCTGCCCATAAGTTGCGTGTTCTTTTCCCACTTCTCGACCTCGGCCTTGAGGCGGGCGTAATCCTCCCACTTGACCCACTTGCCGTTGTAGTGTTCCTCCATCCCTTCTGGGATGTAGTCCTTGTGGTAGCAACGCTGGTATCGCTTCGGCTCGCTCACGGCTGGGCACCCTTCTTGGATTTACCAAAAGCACCCTTTGTGTTCTTCCTGCGTTTGGCTTCCGCTTGTCGGACAGGCTTTAGCAAAGCCCAAGTGGTCGCTTTGATTGTTCCTGCTTCGTAAGGGTTCTTGCGGCTCACGACTGCACCCCCTTCTTGGCAGTTTTCCAATGCCTGTTGATGACTTGGTTGTTGCCAGCCATTCGGCACATCGCATCCCCCGCCTTGGTCAGACGCTCGACCTGTGCTTGCAGTTCCTCGTTCGGGATGATGGTGCGGGTGGTGAAGTCCGTCAGCCGCTCTACCTCGGAGCGGAGGCGGGCGTAGTCCTCGTATGACACCCAACCGCAGTTCTCTTTGGTTTCCTCGATGATCAGAGCGAGAGGGGCGTACTTCCCTTCAAGGTGTTCACGCTTTACGCAGTCGCAGGCTCTGATGCGGAAATCGTATCGTTTAGGCTCGATCACGGCTGCACCCCCTTGGCGGCTTCCCACGCTTCCGAGTGTTGGTATCCGCTGTCGTCATGCTGGTGGTCAATCCAGCCCATCATAGCGTCCCCCGCCTTGGTCAGACGCTCGACCTCGGCCTTGAGGCGGGCGTTCTCGGCTTCAAGCCTAGCAATCGCGTCTTTCCTGTCCTTGTGCAGACCACCAGAGTCCACATTGTCTTGATACATTTTGAAGCCAACTTGTGCGAGTGCGTTCTGTTCAATCTGAAGTCGAAGGCTTTGCTTGAGTCGATCGTTCTCGACCGACAGCGTCCAGACCACCCCATCCGACTTCTCAAGGTCGGCTTTAAGTTGGTCACGCTCGGCCTTGAGATTGGCCAGTTCGGTTTTGACCTTTTCGTATTCATCGGATGGCACAGCGGTCACGAAGGAAGAAGATCGCAACCTGGCAATCTCATCGTTCGCCTGCTCCAACTGATAACGCAATACCCCGATGCGGGACATCGCCATATCCATTTCTTCGTCGTGGCTCATAGTGGTTACTTGAGTTTGTATGCCACATTCGGGCGGTTTGTAAAGGTCTTTTTGCCAGCCATCCGCCAGTCGGCACCAATCGCTTGGCTCGCCTGCGTCACCGTCAACTTCAACGCATTGGCGATTCCGAACTGACGCAACTTGCGGACTTGCTTGACCGTGGCCAACCCAAGACGCTCCCGAGCCTGCAAGCGACCGATCATCCAAGAAGCCTGCGATTGCGTTACCCCCTTGGCGTACACCTTGTGGCGGTTCAGTTCGGCCTCCTGCCCAGCGGTCATTAGAGGCTCGTCCTTGCCCACAGGAGGCAGGATGAACCCAAAACAGGCACAAGCCACGGACAGGTCCACAAACCCCATCTCACGGGCTTCCTTGGCCTGCTGGCGGCGTTCCTCCTTGGCGATGCGTTCCAGCATACGCTGTTCCGCCGACTTGTCCTGCATCTCGGCCTCGGCCAGCGGGTCGTGCCCACCCTCCACCATCCGACCCTTGGCACCTGGGAACACCGTGAAGGCGTCCGAAGGCTGGAACGAGTTTTCCCCCGAAATCCACATCGGGTCCAAGATGAGGCAGTCCGTCTTGCCTTCCGCCGTCCGCAGGCCACGCCCGATCATCTGCACCCACAACGCCCGAGACTGCGTAGGACGCAACAGCACCACGCAATCCGTCTCGGGAGCATCGAAACCTTCCGTGAACAGGTTGACATTACACAGCACCTTCGTCTCGCCCGTCTTGTAGGAGTTGATGGCGTACGACCGCATATAGTCGTGGGTCGTGCCGTCCACATGGGACGCAGGGCATCCACGCTTGTTCAGCAGGGACACCAGACGCTCGGATGTTTCCACATCGGGCAGGAAGGCGATGGCCTTCTTGCGGTCCCAACGCTTCATCTCGTCCACGATGCAGTCCGCAATAGCCTCCAGCGGATGGTCATACCCTTTCAGCAGGATGTTGGAAAGTTCCACGGGCATCTTGTAGGCCAGCGGGCGGACGAGGTGGCCTTGCTCAATGAGCGTGCGGATGGCGATTTCGTAAGCCTGCACGAACCCGACTTCCTCGATCTTCTGGCGGTCCATGCGGTCGGGCGTAGCGGTCACCGCCAACTTCGGACCCGTGAACACGCTGGAGAAGTTAGCCCAAGAGGACGCCACGGCGTGGTGGGCCTCATCGAACACCACCAAGGCGTCACGCTTGTCGGCGTCAGAGATGTCCGCAAACTCACGCTGGAACACCGACAGCACCTTGCCCCGCACGCCGAACTTGCCCATCGTGCCTTCCGCCTGCTCCAGCAGTTCGTTGCGGTGGGCCACGAAGAAGCACGCCTTGGTCGGGTTGTCCAACTGCCAGCGTCTCATGATTTCGGAAGCGATGACGGTCTTGCCTGCTCCCGTGGGTGCGATCACCAACGGGTTGACGCCCTTCGCCAAATGCGTGCAGGCGGAGGTGACGGCGGCTTCCTGGTAGTCTCGGAGTTTCATACGAAGAACAGGTAGTGCTTGGTGATGTTCTTGAGCATACGCTGGGCGTCCAGCGGCGTGGTCTGCGTGGGCAGGCCGTTCCGCTTCAGCAGGATGTTGGCGTAGTGAAGCCACTCCTTGATGGCTTCGGAGTTTCGGACGGCCTTGAGGTACGCCCAGAGGTGATCGTGAATGTCGTTCATATTTGTGGTGGCGTTAAAGAACCTACACCCACCCACATCCAACGCAAGCACAAAAAAGGGGGGCCGAAGCCCCCCGCAACAACGACTGGAAAACCCTTTAGAACGGGCCAGGACCGTTAGGCAGGCGGCGGAAGAACGAAGCCTCGTACAACTTCTTCTTCTGGCCGTCCTTCTCATACTCACGCTCGGTCACGACCACGATGAGGCGGCGACCCTTGGAACGGTTGGCGACCTTCTCCAAAAAGGTTTCGTCCACATTGATCTCGCCAGCGTCCACATACTCCTTGACCTCCTCATCGGTGGCCGTAGCCGCCATGAAGGACTCAAGGCCCAGGTGATTGCCGTTGCGGTCGGGTTTGGCGTAGATGATGCCGCTGGTCGCATCGCCACCTTCCGTCACGAAGGTGAACTTGGCGTAGTAGTCGGCGTTCTTGGTGTATTTGGCCTCAAAGCCACGGACGGTGACCTCATAGGTGCCAGCCTTGGAAATCCAGTTCGTGGATTCTGCGGCCTTCGGGTTGAACGATTTGATGCTCATGGTGTTTTGTTTGGGGGAAAATTAGGACTCCTCGTTGAAGAACGCCCACTTGGGCAAGGTGATGGTCTTGGGTTCCTTGGAGTAGCCTGGCCAGTTGTTGTAGAGCGAACACTCCCGATAGGTCAAGCACGCACTCGTCATCATCTTGTTGCCAGACTCGATGGCGGCTTCGTCCAGCGAATACACCGCCCACTCGTAGGGCTTCTTCTTCTCGACCGCCACGAAGTAGAACTCCTTGGCACCCGTCATCTTCATGTAGAAGGCGGCTTGGAGGTGGTACTTATACTTGGCCACATCCTTGGCGAAGGCTTCGGGCGAGGCGTCCATAGTGGTCTTGATGTCCACGATGATCGTGCGGTCGGTGCCATGCAACACAAGGTCGGGACGACCCTTGATGTTCACGCCTTCGTGCTTACCCGTCACGACTTCTTCCTTGAGGCGGACCATGTCACGGCCAGCGGCGATGCTCTCGATGCCCGCCTGGGCCGATTCTGCGATGGCCATAACCTCGTCCATCTCGTCCTTCTTCAAGGCTTCCTCGCCAGCCTTCATGGTGGCGGCAAACGCCTCAAAGATGGCCTTGCCCTCCTTGGTGCGGCGGTCGCACTCGGGCATCAGCCGTACGGTGCGGTCGAACTCCTCGGGTTCCAGCGAAGCCAAGTGGACGAGGCGACCCAACTTCAAAGCGGGCGTCTCCTCCTTGACTTCATCCAGCCACGCCTGGTAGTGGGCAGGGCTGATGAGGATTTGCTTGGCACCCGAGTAGTTCAGAGCCTTCAGTTGATTATAGTCAGTATGACTCATGGTAGGGAAATTATTTGTTCTTCCAATCGGTGATGACCTTGATGATCACAAAGGACAGCAAGGTGGCGAAGCAAAGCGTGGTCAATGCCAATAGGCAGAGTTGCTTGAAACTCTCGGGGTCGAAGGTAATGGTCATGGTTGTGTAAATTAGCGGTCGTGAAGTCGGCGTACCGTACCATCAAGATAATGGATTCGGACCGAAGGATAAGATTTCATTTCCTCATCTGTGCGAAAGTCATCTGCGATGGCTTCATCGACAGTAGCATAGCATTGATGATCACCATCGTAATTGCTAAAACGAGGGCCACAGCAATCGCAATAATCGTAATCGAACAGACCCTTTTTGTCGGCAATCTTGTTGGCCTGCTTGCGGTTCTCGGCTTCGATGATGACAAGTTCTGCGACCACATCATCGTGGACGCAGTTGCCACCGCTGTTGTTCTGATCGTAAGCGAAGTAAGGCATATTAGAGGGAGGATTCGTATTCGGCTTTGACGGCGGAGGCGAAAGCCTGCGACCGCTTTGGATGGCTCAAGGTGTTGGCCAACTCATTAGAGATGTCTGCCCAACCTTGGGCTTCCGTCAAGTGGCCGACTTTGCGTAGCACACGGACGGCGGCTTCCCGCTGGAACTCGGGGATGATGGAGTCGAGCGTGGCAACCACCTCGATGGCCGATGCCTTGTTGCCGTAGTCGAGTTCCTCAACCGTGATGAAGGCACACTCGGGGGCGACCAAGCGGACGCCTTCCGAGATGGCTCGGGCCGTCAGCATCTGCTTGGGCCACTTACGCCAGTTGTCCTTGAGCGTCTTGCCGTCCTTGCCAAACACGATGCCCTTCTTCTCGTAATCCTCAAAGGCCGCTACGATCTCAACGCTCGACCCCTTGTTGCTGAAGGTGGCAACCACCAACTTGTCGGTGCGGGTAGTCCAGGTCACGCTACCGCCAGCCATCTGGAACTTGGCGAGCAGGGCGTCGGACTTGATGGCCAACTTGCCCTCGATGAAGTGATAGGTGCGGGCGAGTTCCAGCGGGGACTTACGCTCGGCCAGGCATTGCATGGCGAGGACTTCCCCGATCTCGGGCTTATCCACCCCGAAGATGCCCGACTTGAAGATGGCGGCACCAAGCGTCTTGATGGCCTGCATCGGGTCGGTGATGCGGTCATACATGGCGATGTTGCCGAGTTCGCTGGTCTGGATGGTGGCTGGGAGGTTCTTGTCCTCCGCTGGTTGCGTGGTGTCGTGGCTCATAGGGAAATTACTTTACGGCTTCCTCGCCAGCGGAGTGCAGGGCGATCTTCTGCTTCATCAGTTCTGGATTGCAAACTTCCTTGTCCGTGAAGCGGACCAACTTGGAGGGCGTCCCCACATGAAGGAACCAATAGAAACCGTCCTTCTTCAAGGTCGGCGTGAGTTTGCGGGCAACGGTGCCGTCTGGCAGGACGACATAGTTCGTGTCTGGGATTTCGGTGATGTACATGGTGGAAGTTTTACAGGTTGTGCTGGCGTGCGTGGGCAAGCAAGCAAAAAGCGTCAGCCGTCTTGAGCGTGATCGTGTTCAGCGGGAAGCGGCGTTGGGCCTCGGCCTTCAACTTGTTCTTCCACTCGCTGGTGGTCGAGTTGCCCTTCGTGCCGACACCCATCGTCTTTTGCCATTCCTGGGGACGGACGAGAACAACCGCAAAGCCCTTGCCCGTGAAATAGCCTTCCAGCCAACCGCAGGACTTGCCCAACTTGAACGCCGCCGAGGACGGGATGGCCCGACCAACGAAGGGCGGCACATTCTCCAGCACTACCACCGTGTTCAGCGGAAAATGCAAGTCCACCAGTTCGGTGATGTCGCCAGAGGTGCAGGCATCTTCACCAAGTTTCAGAACCCAACCGCCAGAGGCACCAGGGTCGATTGCAAGGTAGTTTTTCATCGGACTTCCTCGATTACGACATTACCCGAAAAATAGACATCCCTGCCGTCATCAAGCGTGATTCCATAGCCAACCCGTCTCGTCCAAGGGGTATGGCTGGTCTTGTATGACTTCAAGGGCTTGCCGTCGTTGGAATAGACCGTCACGACATAATGTGTGTTTTCGCTTGGATAGCATCCAACAAGGAAAGCGGCAGTAGCCGAACCTACGATGAACGAAGCGATGATGTTTGTGATGTATTTTTTCATACGAGGTTCATGGTCATAGAGCGACCCGCCGCAAAGTCAATCTCGGCGGCGATGCAGATTTCCTGCGAAAGTTGGTAAGGCACGATGGCACGATCTTCAGCCGAGTGCTTGCCTTGGATGCCAGTCCTCGACCCACGGGGAGCCGCTTCGTGGCAAGGGGCACCACGACCGCACATCGGACGCAGGACAAGGCTGGGCGGGAAACCACCGAACAGGTCGGTCGGCTTCTGCCAACGCATCCCATATTGGCAATAGGTCACGGTGCGGCACTCCAGGCTTTGCATGATGGGCATCTTCCGCATCTTGGCCCGAGGGTTCTCGATGACGAAATACATCGGCTTGAGTTCGTTGATGAGCCAGATGGTCCGTTCAAGGATACGCAGGCCAAGCCTGGCCCTGTCCGTCTTGGGCTGATGAGGATGCTCATCGTCTGGTCCCGTCCAGTTCTTGCCGATGTTCATCACGCTGAACGATTCGCAAGGCGGCGAGGCCACGATGATGTCGGGACGCCACGGAAGATCGTCGGGCGTCAGTTCAAGGACATCCTTGACCAAAGATACATTGAACTTCGGGTCAAAGTCCGTGGAAAACACTTCGTGCCCGCGATCTCGGAAGGACTTGCTCCAGCCTTCCATCCCAGCGAATAGGTCGAGGACTTTCATTTGCGGGAACGCTTGGTGGACATCAATTCCATAACCGCCTGCCAGCGGCTCGATGCCTTTTCCGCCTCATCAAGAACCTCATCGTGGAACACATCGTTCATAATCATCTCATCGATGAAGCCACTCATCCTACGGCCAGCGTAGCGGAGTTCACGGACCTTGCGTTTCTCCAAGGCAAGTTGCTGTTGGAGTTTTTCGATTTGGTCTGATTGGGTCTGGAGCATAAGTTCAAGTTCTTCGTTTTGTTGGTAGAGCAGGGTGTAATGCTCGTCCATGTCCCCGTCAATCATTTTGTAATCTCCTTATAAATGTTAGCCACACGCTCGGCGGCGTTACGCTTGTGGGCTGGTGCCTTCTCCATGTCGAACCCAGCGTCCTTGAAGTTCCCGAACCCCCAGCCGTAAGCGATGTAGATTTGCTCCACGCTCGGCTCCTTGATGCCGTTCTTCTGCAACTGCTCCTTGCACCAGTTCAGATAGCAGATGGCCATAGCACGCTGGTTCTCGGGGTGCTTCCAGTCCCCACGCTTGATGGTCGCCAGCCCGTTGGCCGCACGCCATTGGTTCGCCGTAATCCACGCACCGATGTGCATCTGCCAGGCACCCACGGCCTTGCCGCCGTCACCCGTGGCCTTGTAGTCGAGGCCGCTTTCGACCGCCCCCACGCAGTTGGACAGCACGACCATCTCGGCCTTCTCACGATCTGCGGGAGTCATAGCGGCCAGCGTCATGGCCAATGATGCGATGTGGTTCATAGGCCACGCATCGTGCCGTTGTAATGCTCACACGCAAGGGGAAAATATACCCCAGGGGGGAAATGTCTTTTTCAGAAAAAAACGGGTCGCAATATTTTAGGGACGCCATTTGTGGCGGGTCAACCCAGCCAGAAAACGACCCACAAAACATCATTATAACCAAGCGGGCATTGATAAAACACGACATTCCCGAACGGTAACTTTTGACACAAAAACGCCAAGTTTGACGCCTTATGTTCCCGAACGGGAATGTCCTGCGTAGATTAACCCGATTAACCTACGCAAAAATGCGGAGATTCGCCGCCAAGAACTTTTTTTCCTATTAGATTTTCAAAAAAATGGTTCCAGCACCCCCCCCCTCAATGAAAAC